ATTTAAGAAACACTAAAAATTTATAATTATGAAAGAGTCACTAGAATTACTTAAAGCATTTGCAAATCAAGGAGATAATATCTGGTTGCAGAATAAATTAGAATTGTTAGAAGCTGAGATAAGTTTAGCTATAACAGAAGGAAAGGTTGAAATGTTTAACGAATTAAAAGGATTAAAATAATGGAAGATACAACGATAAAAGAAGCAATTAAGAAACTAGGTAAATACGAAGCTCTAGCAGCTCTAGGTACTTTTATGACACTAAGTCCTAAGGAGGCTCAAGCAAGTTCACCAGGAGGGCACGGAAACGGATTTGGTGGTGGTAATAACGGAAACGGTAACAACGGTAACGGTAATTGGTAAAGATATGATAACACGTACAGAGGACAGACATGCTAAGAGAGCAGAAGCTGTAGATAATAGTAAAAGAAAAGTAATACTAAACCCAAGTAAATCATGGAGACGAAGAAGAACAACATAGATAGTCACTTAGATCAGGAGTTGGTAGATAAAGCCTATGAGGCTACAATATTCAATTTAGCTCTAGGTGTGGAAACAGAAGCGCTATTGCACATACAATATGATTCTGCTTTAGAGGATGATTTTGAAACAGCTCAGGGAGTTAGTTTAGGAATCTTAGCCTGGGAATTATCAGGTAATTTTAACTGTAATTTAAAGAATGAACTATATGAATAAAGTACAAAAAAGAAAAGCAACACCTATTTACTCAGGTTGTATATCGTATTTCCCTGATGCTATTAAAGAAATTGCAAAGGCTAGTTATCAAGGACAGATACAACATAACCCTGATAAGCCATTAGCGTGGGATCGTAGCAAGTCAGGAGATGAACTTGATGCAATGATGAGGCACCTAATAGATCACGCTTCAGGAGAGGAGTTTGATGACTGCGGAACAAGGCACATAGTTAAATGCGGTTGGAGGATATTAGCCTATATTCAGAAAACAGTAGAAGCTGATAAGAATACAGATTGCTGTGGTGATTGGGATGAACTTGGCGAGTGTGCTTGTAATAATAAATAGTAATCAATTTAATATAGTTTGGCACAGTAATTGCACATACTAAATAGTAATCAATCAATTAAATAAATATAATTATGGGTAAAAAGAAAGTATTAAGAAAACAATTAAAAGCAGCAATGTCTGTGATTGAACTACAGGAAGAGAGTTTGATCTTAGTTAACAGATATTGGAGATGTTCAACAGAATATAGAGAGGAGATTTCTAACTCTATAAGTAATCTTCAGGATGAAATTTATGAAATAATTGGAAGGATTGAGAATCCTGAATTGCTATAAATAAAAGATATGCATAAAAAAAAGAAACTACTTCTAGCGATGTACCTTGAGACATTGAGAAGTAAAGAGTTTGAAAGTGATTATCAAGAGTTAAAACTAACAACAGACGATCTAAGAATATTTAAGTTAATTAAGAAGTATAACTATTTAATAAAATAAGATATGAAGAATAAGAAATTCACAGTTAACGAGAGATTACACTTAGTGGAACAAGTAACGTTAAAACTTAGCTTAGAGATTCAAGCGATTGTAAGAGCAATCAAAATGACAGCAGAAGCACAGGTTGAAGATGAGAATCAAGAAGTATCAGAGTAATTAAATTAATAATCAAAATCAAATATTATGGGTAAGAATAAAAAGAACAGAACCAGTAACAGGTACAGATTATCAGATGGGGAGATTGCAAGGTTAGAGACTAGTAGAAAAGAAACTAATGATAGTAGGATATTAGTCATAGGAGATTTACATGCACCGTTTACGTTAGATGGTTATCTGAAACACTGTAAGGAAACCTATGCTAAACATAACTGTAATCAAGTTGTATTTATTGGAGATGTTATTGATAATCATTATAGTAGCTTCCATGATCCTGATCCTGACGGTTTAGGTGGTGGTGATGAATTAGAGCTAGCTATAGATAAGTTATCTGACTGGTATAAAGCTTTCCCAGTAGCAGATGTGTGTATAGGAAACCACGATAGAATCGTTACAAGAAAAGCGTTTGCTTCAGGTGTTCCAAAGAAATGGATTAGAGAAATGGCTGACGTTTTAGAGACTCCTAATTGGAAGTATGAAACTAGATTTGTTTATGATAATGTACAGTATATTCATGGAGAGTCAGGAAGGGCTACTAAGAAAGCTAAGGATGATATGATGAGTACTGTTCAAGGTCACAGGCATACTGAGATGTTTACAGAGTACGCAGTAGGATCAAACTATAAAGTATTTGGATGTGCTGTAGGATGTGGAATAGATAACACTTCTTATGCAATGGCTTACGGTAAACACTTCAAGAAACCTGCTATAGGTTGTGCTGTTGTATTTGGTGGAGAGTATGCACTTAATGTTCCCATGAATTTATAATAATAATATAAAACAAAAAAAATGAGAAAATTAATATTTACAGCAATTATTCTTTTGATGGCATCTTGTTCAGGAGCGGAAGAGATAGAAATAGATTGTGGATGCTCTGAAGTTCAAGAGAGGTTGATATCTACAAAGAGTCATGTTTATCCTTTTTGGGTAACTTTAGCTTGGGAAAAGACAGGTGTAAAGAATAGCCTAGAGGATTGTTACACAGATGAAGAGATACCATTTCTAATTAGAGAGGTTGGCAATAAGGAAAGATGGTTTATAATTTGTACTAATAACTAAAACTAAAAAAATGATAAAAGATAATAGAGTTCAGTATATTAATAAAGTAACTAATAAGATGTATGATGACATAGCCTCTCTGTATGAGGAGATGATGGATAGTGAAATAGCTTTAGCATTAGATGTATGTGATGAGTTAGATAGAACTGTTAAGGCTGTTAGATCTAACATTATAAAGAACCTTAGACAATCTAAACCAATCGTATAAATGAGCAGAAAAAGAGAGAAAACTCAATTAGAAAAAGTGTTTGATGGTCATGATAAATGGCTGAAAACAGTAATGAACTTTGGATGTGCTAAAGAAGATGCTGAAGATATAGTTGGTGACATGTATGTAACTATAGGGAAGATGCTTCAGAAAGGTTTAGATATATCTTACAAGGATGAAATAAACTATTACTATATTTATGTAGCACTTAAATCTAGGTTTATTAATATGGTCAAGAAGGATAAAAAAATGATAAAAGTAACGTTTGACGATTGGAGATTTGATAGCGAATGGAATGACGAGATGACATGGTCTAGTAGAACAGGTTTTGATAAAATGTTTGACGACTTTATAGGTAAAACGAGTTCGGAGGATGTTTATTATGAAATGGCTAAAGATGAGCTTGATAAGGAGTTGGCAAAAATAAATTGGTATGATGCAAAAGTTTTTACCCTAATCAGTAGCGGAATGCCTGTAGCCGAACTATCAAGATTGACAGGTATAAGTTATCACTCTCTATATCAAACGAATAAAAGAACAAGGGAACATTTAAAAAGCAAATTAATAGAATGAAGTTAGGAGATTTAATTGAATTAATAACAAAGTACACAGGCATCAAATATTTGGTGTCTGTCTACACTAAGATTACAGGAGATCCCTGTAACTGTGAACAAAGGAAAGAAGATTTAAACGATATAAATTTATGGTAGAATTATTAAAAGGTGATTGCTTAATAGAAAGCGATAAAATAGAAAGTGGAAGCGTTGATTTAATATTGACTGACTTGCCTTATGGAACAATGCAAGGACAAAGTTCTAGCGGAATTTACCACAGCGGAAAAGAAAAACACGAATGGGATAGTACTATTGATACTTCTAAAATAATGGAAATAGCAAATAGAATACTGCGTAAAAATGGGAAAATGATTTTATTTGCACAAGAACCATTTACAAATGAATTAATGAATAGTGCAATACCTAATTTACCTTTTAATTATAGAGCTATTTGGTTAAAAGATACATTAGGTAGTTTTATGAGAAGTAAGAAAGCTCTACTTTATAAAACAGAAGATATTTTAATTTATAGCAAGAACCACGAAACAGAAGCAATACACCCATTAAGACCGTATTTTAAAAATGTAATAGATTTTATAGGTTTAAATTTAAAGCAGATTAACACTAAATTAGGACATAGAAGGGCTGAACACACTTTTTACATAGATAGCACACAGTATGGTTTATGTACCGAAAAAACATACTTAGAATTAATTGAGGTATTTAATATTAATGATGTAAACGAATTTAAAACATTTGCAGAACTTAAAGAAATTGACGACCAGTTCAAGAAACAATTTGCATCAACATTTAACCTTTGGGAAGGTAACAAATACAAAAGCAATATTCTTAAACACAAAAAGGATTACACAGGACACCACCCAACACAAAAGCCAGTATTACTGCTAGAGGATTTGATAAAGACTTTTAGTAATGAAAATGATACTGTTGTAGATTTAACTATGGGCTCAGGGAGTACAGGAGTAGCTTGTAAAAATACCAATAGAAACTTTATAGGTATTGAGATGGATGATAAGTATTTTGAGATAGCAGAACAAAGAATTAACTTAAATAAATAGATATGAAAGAATTGACATTATCAGAATTAAGAGAGTTGTATCCGTATATCAGAGCAACATCAAAAAAGAGATTTCTAGAATTAATAGCAGAGCCTGAAGTAGAAGTTAATCCTGATGTATTATTATGGCAGGAAGTATCTTCAAGAATAACAACTAAAATAAGTAACGCAGATTTTTTAACATTGTGTGAATTACATTCTAAGTATATGGATCATAAATATATAAAGATTTGTACTTGTTCAAAGGTTAAGATTAGACAATGGATAGAAGATTTAAATAATATATTAAAATAAAATGAAGAAAGCGAGAAAGTTATTAGGAGAGGTTTTAAATGTAATAGTAAGACATTCGTGGTTATTCGTATCAGGTATGACAATGGGTGTGTTAATGATGTTAGGTGTAATTAAAGTAATAGAAATAATAATAAAAACATTTTAAGTTATGAGTAAATACTTTAAGGAGATAGAAGAAAATATGGATAAGAACTTTTTAGATGCTTTAGATGAAGCTAGAGGAGTAGCAGGTATTCCGTTTATAATTAATTCAGCCTATAGATCACCTGATCATCCGTTATCAATTAAGAATCCAACATCAAGTCATATCAAAGGTTTAGCTGTAGATATTAGAATAAGAAGTAGTAGAGAAAGATTTATAATATTAGATGCTTTAATTACGGTAGGCTTTACTAGATTCGGAATAGCAGATACATTCATTCATGTTGATCTTGATTTAGATAAAGCACAAGGAGTTATTTGGACATATTAATAATATTAGATGTAAGGGATTTGAAAAGAGATATGATATCAACATATCAGATATAAACAAAGGTATCTTAAAACATGCTTAAAATAGCTTAGAGGATATCTAAGAACATTAAGAAGGCTCTCAATAAAATGAGGGCTTTTTTTTTATTAAAATAATTTAAAAATAAATGAAATAAAACTTGTGGGTTAAATAAATACTCTGTATATTTGCTGTATAATCAAAAACATATATTATGACTTTAGAGCTTTATATAGAATTAAGAAACCCGATCAACATCAGAGTAAACAAGTATAGCGATATATTAAACAGCTTCGCTAAGAATGCTTCTGGTATGGTAGAGGTTACTGCTGAGTTTAAATCAGCTAAGAGCTCTTATGAATTAGCTTTCAATGAACTTAGAATTTTAAATGGTGCTACATCAAACAAAATCAAAAGAGAATTTTCTAAAGCAAACAGAGGCTACTAAAAACAAGACATAAATCAATGCATCAAGGCTCTCAATAAAATGGGAGCTTTTTTTTGTTATATTATATAAGTAGATATTAATAGTTAATTTGTATTAAATGGATAAGAGAAAAGAAAACGGTGGACATAGCACAAAGGCTAAGGAGGGTAAGATAGATAAGAGAAAGAATAAATATAGAGATGCTTTAGACAATGCACATACTGAAGGAGATGTTGAAAAGGTTATCAATATGGTTAGGGATAAAGCTTTAAAGGAAAAGGATATCCAGGCTGGTAAATTGTATTTAGAATACTATGTTGGTAAACCTAAAGAGGGATTGGACCTGACAACTAATGGGGAGATGATCAACATACCTGTAATACGTTTTAAGACATCCGAAGAGTAATGAGCGATATAGTTATCAATGATAAATTTGAGCCTCTTAGAACGTCTGATTCAAGGTACTTTGTATTAACTGGCGGAAGAGGATCAGGTAAGAGTTATTCAGCTACCTTGCTAGAGGCTATCAATACTTTTAGTGAGGGCTATAATTGTTTATATACTAGATTTACAATGTCATCTGCTGAACTATCTATTATACCTGAGTTCAAAGAAAAGATAGAGCTACTTAATTCTGAATCATTATTCACCGTAAACAAAAGAGATATCACAAATACTGTGACAGGATCACAAATATTATTTAGAGGGATTAAAACCTCATCAGGAAACCAGACAGCAAACTTGAAATCATTACAGGGGATATCTACCTGGGTATTAGATGAGGCTGAAGAAATGGTTGATGAGAATGACTTTGATACTATTGACTTATCTATTAGGAGTAACGTTCAACAGAATAGAATAATACTCATATTGAATCCAACTACTAAAGAGCATTTTATCTATAAGAGATTCTTTGAGTCTATGGGAGTAGAGGAAGGCTTTAACGGCACTGTAGGGAACGTAACTTATATTCATACCACATACTTAGATAATTCGGATAACTTGCCTGAGAGCTTCTTAAACAACGTTAGAAACATTAAGATAAACAATCCTGATAAATATAAACATAAGATATTGGGAGGATGGTTGGCTAAAGCTGAAGGAGTAGTATTTACTAATTGGAGCTTCGGAGCTTTTAACCCTGACAATCTACAAACCTCAGCAGGAATGGACTTTGGATTTAGTATTGATCCTGACACATTGACAGAGATAGCTATAGATAAAAGTAAGAGGAAGATATATTTAAAAGAACATCTTTATAGAAACGGATTAGGTACTACAGAACTCGCTCAGATTATATTGTCTAGAGTTGGTAAGATGTTGATCATTGCAGATAGTGCAGAGCCTCGTTTAATATCTGACTTAAAATATAAGGGAGTCAATATACAAGCTGTCAAGAAAGGAACTATTGAAAGTGGTGTAACTACTATGCAAGATTTCGAATTGATAGTAGAGCCTAATTCAAGTAATATAGCTAAGGAGTTAAACAACTATGTTTATTTAGATAAAGGATCTAAGTTATATTGTGACGATTGGAATCACGCAATAGATGGCGCTAGGTATAATATTATCTATAACCTGGACAATCCTAATAAAGGAAACTATAGTGTAAGGTAGTAATAAATAAATCAAATTAAATTGTTATATTATATATGAAGATAGAGATAAATGTACCATCATCACTTAATGAAATAACACTAGGGCAATATCAGGAGTTTTTAGATATAGCTGATAAGAATCCTGAAGGAACTTTCTTACAGTCTAAAATGATATCTATCTTTTGTGGGATACCTTTGGCAGACGCTTACAAATTGAAGGTGAATAGTATCAATGAGATAATTGTTATTCTTACTGACATGTTGTCTGTAACGCCTGCGCATGTAGAAAGGTTTAAGATTGAAGGTATTGAGTACGGATTTATTCCTGATCTAAATGATATGTCATTAGGAGAGTATATTGATTTAGATTCTAATGTAGGTGATTGGAATAATATGCACAAAGCAATGAGCGTATTATATAGGCCTGTTAAGAATAGCTTAGGGGATAAATATAATATAGCAGACTATTCTGTAGTGGATGCGGATAAGATGAAACAAACTCCTTTAGGTGCTGCACTTGGTTCAATGGTTTTTTTTTGGACTTTAGGAAAGGAATTGTCGAGGGCTACGATTCTCTCTTCGGAGGAGGTTCAGGGAGTGGAGGGCTTACAAGAAATGATAACTTTAATGGAAAATGGGGATGGTACAGTAGTTTATTCGGATTATCACATGGAGATATTACAAGGATTGACGCAGTAACAAAAGAGAATGTACATAGCTGTTTAACTATGTTATCATTTATGAAAGAGAAGGCAGAATTAGAGAACCAGAATATTAAGAGTAAATTTTAAAAGATATGAAGTCACCATTTTACGCAGTAACGGAAGCAATAAAGAATCAGTTATTAGAAGATATTAATGTTAATACGGTTACTATGGGAGATATACATAGAGTTGATATGACAAAACAAGCTATCTTCCCTTTAGCTCACATGATTGTTAACAATGTTACTAATGAAGATAATATACTAAGATACAATATAAGTATTATAGGAATGGATGCTGTAGACAATTCTAAGGATGAGGTTGTAGATATCTTTGTAGGTAATAACAATGAGCAAGATGTTTTTAATACTCAGTTATTTGTGTTAAATAAGTTAGTTCAGTTATTAAGACAGGGAGATATACACACAGATCTTTATCAGTTAGATGGTAATCCTTCCTTTGAGCCTTTCGTAGATAGATTTGAATCTGAGGTTGCAGGATGGACTTTGACAATAGATGTAATAGTTCCTAATGATTTAACCATATGCTAGATAATTTAAAAGAAGAACTTAATAAGTTTGCTAAGGCTGTTGTAAAACAATCTAGAACAAGATTATCCAAAGGTAAAAAGAACGTCTCTAAGGACTTATATAATTCTATTGATAGTAATGTATCAGTTCATAAAAATAGTTTCTCTATGGAGTTCCTAATGAATGATTACGGTATCTTTCAAGATAAGGGAGTAAGTGGAACTGAGAAGAAATATGACACACCATTTAAATACGGTAACAAGATGCCTCCAGTTAAACCATTGGCAGATTGGGCAAAGAAAAGAAATATAAGATTAAGAGATGCTAAGGGTAAATTTAAGAAAGGTAGCTATAAGACAATAGGATTCTTAATAGCTAGGTCCATACAGAAGAAAGGTATCAAGCC